GGTCAAAAAGCTGCTCGAGAACAAGATCCAGGAGCTTGGCGTCTCGCACATGTTCCAGATCAAGGAGTTTGAGATCAGATCTGTTCATGGCGGCATCATCATCTTCCAGGGCCTGCAGAACCACACGGCAGACAGTATCAAGTCTCTGGAAGGCTACGATATCGCTTGGGTGGAGGAGGCGCAGAGCCTCAGTCAGTTCTCGCTCGACATCCTGCGCCCGACGATCCGCAAGCCTGGCTCTCAGTTATGGTTCACATGGAACCCTCGGTTCGAGCACGATCCAATCGAAAGTCTTCTGCGCGGCAACTATCCACCCGAAAAGAGCGTGGTGGTCGAGGTCAACTTCGAAGACAATCCTTGGTTCCCCGTCGAGCTCAAGGAAGAGATGGAATACGACAAGCGCCGCGACCCTGACAAATACCTGCACGTCTGGAAGGGCGAATACGTCCGCAACAGCGAGACGCGAGTGTTCAAGAACTGGACCATTGAGGATTTCGAGGCACCGCCTGACGCAATCCATCGCCTCGGTGCCGACTGGGGCTTTGCCACTGACCCAACAGTGGGCATCCGCTGCCACATCGTAGGTCGCAAGCTATACATTGACTATGAGGCCTATCAGGTGGGCTGCGAGATTGTGGACACGCCTTCGCTGTTCATGTCGATCCCAGAGGCCGAGAGATGGCCCATGGTGGCCGATAGCGCGCGCCCAGAGACAATCAGCCATATGCGGAAGAACGGCTTCCCGAAGATCCAGTCTGCTATTAAGGGTCCAAAATCTGTTGAAGAGGGCGTGGAGTGGCTGAAGAGCTTCGACATCATCGTGCACCCGCGCTGCAAGCACACAATCGACGAACTGACGCTCTACAGCTACAAGACAGACCCCAACACTGGTGGCGTTCTCCCTGTCCTAGAGGACAAGGACAACCATGTGATCGACGCTCTGCGCTATGCGTGTGAGGGCGCTAGACGTGCCAATATACAGCAGAAACCGAAGGCCAAACCACTAGCTGTTGTGATGCCCATTGCTCGATGATTGTTTTTCCTGCCATGGTGCACTATAATCGCGGCAAATTTTATTGCGAGGCTATACCGTGGCAAGAATGACCAAGCAGGAACGTCTGGCTAGTATTCACGACGAAGCTCTGCTCGAGTTCGACAGCATCCAAGCCTCTATGCGTGAAGAGCGCCTGCAGTGCCTTGAAGACCGTCGCTTTTATTCCATTGCTGGTGCCCAGTGGGAAGGCAACCTCGCGGAGCAGTTCAACAACAAGCCCCGCTTCGAGGTAAACAAGATCCACCTCTCGGTCATGCGGATCATCAACGAATACCGCAACAACCGCATCAGCGTTGATTTCGTCAGCAAGGATGGCGACGCAGATGACAAGCTGGCCGACACTTGCGACCTGCTTTTCCGAGCAGATGAGCAAGATAGTTGCGCGGATGAGGCATACGACAACGCCTTCGAAGAGGCTGTTGGTGGTGGCTTCGGTGCGTTCCGCCTGCGCTCTGTCTATGAAGACGAATACGACGAAGACAATGACCACCAGCGCATCCGCATCGAGCCGATCTACGACGCAGACAGCACGGTCTTCTTTGATCTCGATGCCAAGCGTCAGGACAAGTCAGACGCCCGCATGTGCTTTGTCCTCACGGCCATGACCCGCGACGCCTATCGTGCCGAGTGGAACGATGATCCGGCAAGCTGGCCGAAAGAAATCCACCAGTATGAGTTCGACTGGGCAACGCCTGACATGGTCTATGTGGCCGAGGTCTACCGCGTTGAGGAAACGTCCGAGCTGATCCGCATCTTCCAGACCATCGACGGAGAGGAAGAGCGCTACACCGAGACCGACTTCGAGCGCGATGAGATGCTCGATGAGACCTTGAACACCATCGGCACCATCGAGGTGCGCCAGAAGCGCGTGAAGCGCCGCAAGGTCCGCAAATACATCATGAGCGGCTCGGGCATACTGGAAGATGCTGGCTACATCGCTGGCTGCGAAATCCCGATTGTTCCGGTCTATGGCAAGCGCTGGTTCATCGACAACATCGAGCGCTGCATGGGCCATGTGCGTCTGGCCAAGGATGCCCAGCGCCTGAAGAACATGCAGCTTTCGAAGCTGGGCGAAATCTCTGCGCTCTCCACCGTTGAAAAGCCGCTGTTCACGCCGGAGCAGGTGGCGGGCTTTGAGGTGATGTGGGCCGAGGACAATCTGAAGAACTACCCATACCTTCTGCTGAACACGGTGACGGACGCCAACGGCCAGGAGGTCATGTCTGGCCCGATCGGCTACACCAAGCCGCCGCAGATCCCGCCTGCGCTCGCTGGCCTTCTGCAGATCACCGAGCAGGACATGGTGGACGTGCTGGGCAAGCAAGAGGCCGGCGAAGAGATCATGTCGAACGTCTCTGGCAAGGCCATCGAGCTGATCCAGAACCGCCTCGATATGCAGTCGTTCATCTACATGTCCAACATGGCCAAGGCGATTAAGCGCTGCGGCGAGATTTGGCTTTCCATGGCGCGCGACACCTACGTTGAAGAGAAGCGCAAGATGAAGGGCGTGGGGATGCAGGGTGAGCTCGAGCGCATCGAGCTTGTGAAGCCTGTGATGAGCGCAGAAACGGGAGAGATCGAATACGAAAACGACATGAGCCGCGCCAAGTTCGACGTGAACGTGGAGGTGGGTCCGTCCTCTTCTTCGAAGCGCGCTGCCACTGTTCGCTCTCTGATGGGCATGATGCAGATCACGACCGACCCAGAAACGCAGGTGGTTCTGCAGTCCATGGCGATGATGAACATGGAAGGCCCTGTCTGATGTTCGCAAGTTCTTCCGCCAGAAGCTGATCCGCATGGGCGCGATTGAGCCGACCGATCAGGAGAAGGAAGAGTTGATGGCTGAGCTGCAGCAGCTCCAAGGCCAGCCCGATCCGCAGGCGCAGTATCTGCAGGCGGCGGCACAGGAAGCCCAGGCCAAGGCAGTCAAGGCCCAGGCCGATACAGAATACACTATGGCTCGCGCCGAAGAGACGCGCGCCAAGACCGTCGAGACCCTCGCTGGCATCCAGCAGAAAGAGCGCTCGAACGTGGTGAATACAGCCAAGGATCTCCAACAGGTGATCACTGGCTCCGAGATGCGGCAGCCACCCAGCCGCACACAATGATGGGTGAGAATTGAACGAGGATCTGTATGACACTTGAGAAGGCAGAAATTGATGACGAAGTAGACTTCGAGGAAACCGAGGCAGAGGAGCCGGAGGCGGAGGAAGAGACCGACGCCCCTGAGGCCGAAGCTGAGGAAGTTGAGGCGGAAGCCGAAGACGAAGAAGAAGACTTTGTTGTCACGATCAATGGGGAAGCGCCTGACCCCGAAGATGAAGAGGAAGCTCGTGCCCCGCATTGGGTTCGAGATCTTCGCAAGCAGTATCGTGAGGAAAAGCGACGCGCCAAGGAACTTGAGCAGAAGCTCGCGCAGATGGAACGGGGCACAGCACCCGCAGCCCAGCCGCTCGGACCGAAGCCCACTCTGGAAGCCGCCGATTACGACACCGAGCGATATGAGAAGGATCTTGCGGCGTGGTATGAAAAGAAGCGCCACCATGACGAACGCCAGATTTCCATTCAGACCGAGCAGCAAGCTGTTCAGAAGGAGTGGGAAAAGAAGCTGGAGAGCTACCACAGCTCCAAAGCGGATCTCAAAGTCAAAGACTATGAGTTCGCCGAGGACGTTGTTCAGGACACTCTCAGCGTCATGCAGCAGGGAATGATCATTCAGGGCGCGGAGAGCCCCGCTCTGGTGGTCTATGCGCTGGGCAAGAACCCGAAAAAAGCGAAGGAACTCGCATCGATCACAGATCCCGTGAAGTTCGCCTTCGCGGTTGCTAAATTGGAGACCAATTTGAAAGTGACATCGCGTAAGGCGTCAGCAAAGCCGGAGAAGAAGGTATCCAGCGGCACAGGCCGTCCTTCTGGTTCGGTTGACAGCACCCTTGAACGGCTGCGCGCAGAGGCTGAAAGGACTGGAGACTATTCCAAGGTTTTCCAGTATAAGAAGCAGAAGCGCTCGGCTTAACACATCTACGGAGGCCTAAATGGCGAATTCTTTCAGCAAAGAGGAACGCGTCGCGTTCGAAAACATCCTTGAGGGCTTCAATGACGCTCTCGTGCTTTCGTCGCTCGTGACGAAATACAACACCAACGGCCAGCAGATGGAGCGCTCTTCGGACACCATCTGGCGCCCGATGCCTTACATCGCTCAGTCGTATGATGGCTCGGACGCAACTTCGAACTTCGGTGACAACACCCAGCTCGCGGTTCCGGCGACCATCGGCTACCAGAAGCACTCGACTGCTCTGCTGACCGCGAAAGAACTTCGTGACCAGCTGCAGGAAAACCGTCTTGGTCAGGCCGCTGCACAGAAGCTCGCCTCGGACATCAACGTTGCCGTTCTGTCGGTTGCGTCGAACCAGGGCACGATCGTTTCGAAGCGCACCACTGCTGCTGGCGGTTATTCCGACATCGCAGAAGCTGATGCTCTGATGAACGAGCAGGGCGTCATGATGGAAGGCCGCAACTTCGCGCTCTCCAGCCGTGACTACAATGGCATGGCAGCAGATCTGGCAGCACGTCAGACCATGAACAACATCCCGACCGAAGCCTATCGTCGTTCGTATGTTGGTGAAGTGGCTGGCTTCCAGACCTTCAAGATGGACTATGCAAACCGCCTGACCGCTGCTGCTGGCACGACTGTGACCATCAACGGCGCAAACCAGTATCACGTTCCTGCGGCGACTTCGACCGCTGCAACTGGTGAAACTTCCAACGTGGACAACCGTTATCAGACCATCGCCATCACTGTTGGCGGCGGCACTGTGAAGGTTGGCGATGCGTTCACCATCGCTGGTGTCAATGCTGTTCACCACATCACCAAGCAGGACACTGGCCAGCTGAAGACTTTCCGCATCGTGGAGATCGTCACTGGTTCGGGTGGCACTGGCACCGTCAAGATCAGCCCCGCAATCGTTTCCGCACAGGGCGGTTCGGATGCTGAAGAGCAGTATAAGAACGTGACCGCAACGCCTGCAAACGGCGCTGCAGTGACCTTCCTGAACACTGTTGCTGCTCCGGTAAACTGCTTCTGGCATCGTGACGCGATCGAGCTGCTTCCGGCTTCGCTCGCTGTTCCGACCGACGCAGGTGCAGACATCATGCGCGCAACGACCGACCAGGGCGTTGAGCTGGTCATGCAGAAGCAGTTCGACATCAACACGCAGAAGACCAAGTATCGCTGGGATACGCTCTTCGGTGTGGCTCTGGTTAACCCAGAGATGGCCGGCATCATGCTGTTCTCGCAGACCTAATGATCTAGGGGAGGGGCTTCGGTCCCTCCCTCCACTAATCGAGGGACAGTGATATGCCGCTCAAAAAAGGCTACAGCCGCAAGAGCATCGGCGCGAACATCAAGACGGAAGAGAAGGCAGGTCGCCCGCGCAAGCAAGCAATCGCCATCGCTTTGAACACTGCTCGCAAAGCCGCAGAGAAAGCTGGCAAGCCCTCCAAAGCTCCGAAGAGGAAACGCAAATGAGCGTCATGCTATACAAGCACCCTGGTCCGCATGAGATCCACGGTGACATGTTCGATTACATCATCGTTGATGAAGATGCCGTAGAAGGCGCCATCAAGGATGGTTGGTGCAAAACAACCGACGAAGCGAAGACCGGCGTGAAGCCTGTCGCCAAACGCGCCCGCAAGCCCAAGACCGAGGAGTAAGTCAATGGCGTATACGAAGCGAGACATCGTCGAGCAGGCCTTCGAGGAAATCGGTCTCGCGTCGTATGTCTTTGACCTGCAGCCGCAGCAGCTCGACAGCGCTCTGCGGCGCCTTGATGCGATGATGGCCACCTGGAACGCCAAGGGCATCCGCCTAGGATATCCTCTGCCATCCTCTCCCGCTGACAGTGACCTTGATCAAGAGGTTGGCGTCCCTGACAATGCCATCGAGGCAATGTATCTAAATCTGGCGATCCGCATATCTGCCGGCTTTGGTAAGACGGTGAGCCCAGAAACAAAAGCCGCAGCCAAACGCGCATACAACGAGATCGTCGCCAACTCTGCGATGCCGCTTGAAATGCAGCTCGGCAATGAGACCATTCCTTCCGGTGCCGGCAACAAGGGCTGGCGCTACTACAACAACCCGTTCCTTCGCGCGCCTCAAGACCCGCTTCAGGTCGGCTCTGATGGCATCCTTGATCTGGAGTAAGACATGGCCACGATTAACCAACTCTCTTCTGTGAGCTCGCTGCAGGGCGGTGACAACATCGCAGTCTGGGACACCAGCAACGGCGACAGCCGCAAGTGCTCAATCACGACGCTGATGGACTATGTGAACGCTAACGTCACGACCGTTACGCAGAACACCCAGTATGCGGCGCCAGCTGCGACTGGCTTCAGCGTTACCGTGAACACCGGCAACGTCTGGCTGCTTCTGACACCAGTCAGCACCTACGCTGCAGGCGCGATCGTGCTGCCCACTGGCGCGTCGGACAAGGACACCGTGACCGTGAACTGCACGCAGATCGTCACGTCGCTCACCGTGTCCTCTGGGGCTACTGTGGTGGGCGCGCCGACGACGCTGGCCGCCAACGGGTTCTTCACCATGCGCTTCGACGCAGCAACCAGCACCTGGTATCGCATCTCGTAAGGGGGAAGCATGCAAATCCCCATTCTGAACGGCATCTACGCGGACGCCTCACCAGACTTC